AGCGGTGAAAAAGTCCTGATAGCGTGTCATGCTTGGGATGTCTCAGACGTGACAATTAGACATCCAGAGATCACTTGCACTGGGGCGACTCGCGGACTCCTTATATGCGCATGCCATAGCCCCGAGCATCCTCCTGACATTATTCATGAAAAATGGGATGTGATTTATTTACCAATTCTACCTTGCGGGTATTGGCTACTACGAAATCTGCTAATATTACCTATGCTTTTCACAAGAAGTGACGTCAGGTATGCTACTTATGATGTGAAGCACAACTCCCACATAAGCAAAAATCTGGATTGGACTGTAGAGTGTGAGCTTGCCTACTATACATACGGGCCAGATAATTATCTAGTCGACGCTGCAAATATGGGATATCAAGGTGCCATATTTTGGGTGGACGAGTATGATTACCGGAGGCTCTTTTCAAAGATGGGAGATAGACCAGGTGTGGCGGAACTGTGGTTGCTAAAACGACAGCCTCTTTTGCTTAAAAATGGTAACGAGATCAAAGTGGGCCCAGGATTGTCCATTATCAAGGACCAACCACTACCATTGATACGTATCGCCACCAATTTCCGACTTAATAAAAGCCCCATATTGACGACGCCAATTATGGGAAGGATTATTGGTGAAATCAACTCTTGTCAACTTACTGACTTACACGCGGGTCATATCGCTGAATTCCCTACATGTGAGCAGCCTTTTCGGCTTTTTGCGGACGCTTTGATATTGATCAAGGCAAAGTGTCTATCGCAAGGTCTAGATTACTTACATTATGGAAAGCCTGTTCACACAAGGTTAGGGAAAAGGTGGGTGGACTCCGTAGAAATCATTTTGCCAGAGGAGAAAAAGATTAGGAATCAAGGATTATGTTACCCAGGCGCCATCTGGCGACCAAGGGAAGATGTCGAAGGCTTAAGAAGCAGATTGAACGTGCAAACGACTCAAGGATTAAGCCCTGAATTATTTCATCTAGTCGCAAATTATGATAAGCCACCGGAACCTGATATATTTTCAGTATACGAAAGTGTCAGATGTGAGGTGGCTCATGCCGTGGATGAAACTCCAAAAAACTCAAAGATATGTGTTGCATCTTGCTTTTCTACAGAGATGATGGATGATTTCATTTCATCCCGCTCTTATCTGGCCGACCATTGGATTATTTTATCCGAGATTGAGCTTGAGAAAAGGACCAACGTATCTAATATTATTATGCCAATCCTATACGGACAAGGAGTTGTTTTCCAGCTTGCACGGCTGTTTGTGTTGACAGGAACGCCAGATCGTTCTAAGATTATAACTTGTTTGAACGACCTACAGACGGATTGGATTCCAAGGGAAGAACGTTATCAGGCCGGAGTGGCAGCATTAGAAGCAGCTGATCTTGTCTTCCCAGCGATGAGCTTAAATATGCCGTGCCCTTTTCAAGATTTCGTCGGATTCTCTGGTTGCCTCCAGGAATCTTCTTATGATCTTGTCAGAACTGTTTCAACATTTGGCTGGATCTATGGAATAGACGAAATCTGGTGTATTGTACAAGGGTTTCCGACTACCCCTGTCAGAGAAGTATTAGGAGCGGCAGGTCATCCACAAGTGAACAATCCCTTGGACAGTGTACTGATCCGCCAAAGGAATGGAATGTTTTATCAGGAAGTGGCATCAAAAGGAAACTTCAATTCCATCATAAACTCCCTAGGGCTGCTTATTACTCCTAAAACAAACCATATTATACCTATTGAATCAGTACCAATAACTCTTAAAGTAGGATTCTGGGAGAAAGTATGGGTAGCCAGGCTTACAAAATACTTTGACCTCAAAGTGCGTGTAATCGCATTTATAATATGGGGTACTCGTGGAGACCGAGTACCCATTGAGGCAGCTATTAGAGACTTGAGAAATAAGGGATATTATGCTCTAGGGCTTGAAGCAATGGATGTCAAGGCCGGTCTTGAAGGGCTTTACCACTGTGAGACCAAAATGGGACACAGGCTAATAAAACCACTACTCATGATGAGAGCAATTATCAGTGGCCTGCGATTCCCAATCGTCCATCCATCCTATTTCGGTAACCTAAAAGGTCACCTGAATTACTCGCTGGCGCCAACAGAATTCGAAGCCGGCAGACCCAGAGGAGGGCTGATGATGCCATTCGACATAATTGTTCCTTTCATAAAGTATTATCAGGAACACATATGGGTTGCTGCAAGAAGCCAAGGATTATACTTCCCGAGAAGTCATAATGGAAAAGACTTCATAACTCCCACACCTAATATTGGGACGTATGAGAAAGGAGTTGTCCTAGGATCTAGCGCCATACCAATTCCCGCCGAATTTAGGCGATGGCCTGTTGTACCGTCAGGTGATCACATGAGCATTCTCCCTAGATACAAGACCATTGCTTGTGCCGGTGGAGCTGGAGTTGTCCAGACAGCTAAAGCATGTGGTTGCAGTGTTATCACTTGGGATGATTCTATCGACAGGCAATGGTTCAATCCAAATGACGCTGGAGATGAAGTGCTCGTCGGACAAAAGCTAAATAGGTGGATATTAGTCGGATGGTATTTCTACCCGAAAGATATCTTGTTCCAGGCAATGAGGTATCCGAATTTATTATACGATTATATAAAATTCGTCATCAGAGTCACTGAGTTACACAAAAGAATCTGGGCGGTGATCTTCACTACATATTGTGTATATAAATCCTTCACTCCGATGCCGACTCTTGAAGGTAGCATTGTAAGAATGATCGTCCGCGCTTTCGGGTTTTACGTCGCTCCAGGAACTGTATTAGTTATTACATGGGCATTAAGAGCTTACATTAAGCTTGAAGGAATTTCACAACTCCAGGTATTAGTCCGGCTTGCTAGAACCACTGCCCAGACAGCAATAGACCCATTATACACGACATTAACTATACTAGGTCTAAATTGGATGGTGGCATTGAGTGTAGTGTTTGTATGGAGCAAGCTTCCAGAACCCGGTGTAATCATCCCAAATATTAAGTCTGGAATTATAGACCCTACTGAAAACAGCGGGGTATGGGTAGTATTCTCTCCTATTAAATTCTATGGCATACCTTATGCCAGTCATGTGTCATTGTATGACATCGATGAAGGTTTCATTTATGAGGGAGTACATGAGAACGGGGCAACCATAGGTGTCGGTGAAACATTCAAATTTGTAGGTCGACCAGCATATGGTGTAAGAACAGTTTTGGCTATTAAAACAAGTATACCAAGTTTCAGTCTGTCTTCGGTACAGCTTAAAAGCAAGCCGTATAGTCATGTTTGGAACTGCCAAACAATTGTCTTACAAGTATGCCTCAAATATTCAGCAGTCATGACGCCCATTGCCTTCATATTCGTCGGTCTAGGAGTCCTGAATGCTTCACTATTGCTTTTTCTAGCGATGATTCTAATTTTCTTTGTTACAAGCTCTTCATGGCTAGTTCTTAGCCTTTATTATGTAATGAACTGGGATCCATCGTACATTGAGAAAGAATTAATCTCTTTAAACTCAGCGATCAGGAGCGCTACTATGGTAGGTGCCTCAAACGAGGCCACAGAGCTAGACAATCTACGACAGCTTTCAGCCGACTTATGTCACTCGGCGATTTTAGATGGAGTTGAACCTGATGTTGCTTTCGAAGCAATACGAAACAGTATAGCACTCGAATCTGGGTCAATCGAATTAATAAATTATCTCCGAGAGCGGCCAGAAGGATTCACTGAAATAGCAGATACTCCAAATGTTTTTACCAAAACGATTCTCGCATTCATTGCGAGATTAAAAACACTGGGTGTAAGCCATAGTGCTCTTGAAGGAGTATACTTTTCAGTTGACCGAGTAATAAAACTGATGTCAATCACATCGAGTTTATCAATTTACTTGGTTGGACGAATAGTGAATATCTTACCATTATACGTCGTAAACCATCACTTTTCGGAAATCCGAGCATTCGTAGACGATATATGTGATATTATAGACACCGAGCGCACTAGAAAGAAAAATGCCTGGGTACCGCTACCGATCCGTACACCGCAAAAATTAAACTTTGCCGCATGGGTGGCAGTAACTATGGCTCGCGAATTCTACATAGATGGAGGTGACCCTTTCAAATCTGTAGTCGATGCTTTGAACAAGCATGTACCAGGGGGGGAAGATTTGCTAAATGATGAATTTGCATATGTAAGGCCTACATTCAGGCCTCGTCGTCCTCGTGTCACTAATTATGAACTAAAGTATGATTCACTTCTTCATGAAGTCGCATATAGAATAGACCCAGTTCTCCAAAAAAGGGTTGAGCTATATGAATCTATGGGTGCTACTCCAGGCATTGACGGGGTGTGGCTTGCAACACCTGAATGGCAAGACGCAAACATCAAAAGCCGGTATATGGCCGTTGGACGGCCATATTCCGCTTATGAGTATGATTTGATGCTTGAAGCTTCCGATATGTTGTACCAAACTCACCCTGAAGCATTCGACTCTCCAAAAATTGTGACCCCTTCCGTAGTAGCACGTCAGTTGATCACCAAATATAGCTCTGGTTTGCCTTTCATACAAAGGTATGCCAAACGACAGCAATTATGGGAGTCTGGATGGATGAATTCTATTATTCAAAGCACTTATGAAAGATTAAAAGAGGGATCCTATCCTCAACAACTATATCATAATTTCCCCAAGATGCAGATAGTGACAAAGCCAAGAATGGTAACAGCAGAAGGATTAGCTTCAACTTTTGTTAGCCAAGTTACTCAGCTTGAACCCGATAAACGACCGGTATGGGATGACGTAGGATTCGGAATGGGTGCGACTATTAATTCAAAATATTTAGGTAATATTTTTGACAAAATCTCTGACAGGAAAATTGCATTTACCGCTGATGTCACTGATCTCGATTCTAACATACCTCCTATTATATTCGAAGGTTTGATCAAGATGAAGGAAAAGGGCCTGCAAAAAGGAGGAATACCGCCAGCAGTGGCAATTCAGAGAGCCAAATATTATGCCATGCAAAATGCTACCATGGTCAATCTAGAGACGGGAACTATATTACCAAAAAATAGAGGAGGGGCAACAGGCCAGAGTGCCACATCATTTGACAACCATTGGGGTTTCCGTCTCTCAATGGTCATGATGTGGTCTCATGCCACAGGCATGCCTCCAAAAGATTTTTATAAATATAATACCGTACATAATACTGGGGATGACAACGTCTGGGGAACGGATTCAGAGATAACGCCAGAACAGCTATCAGATGCCGCAAGGGATCTTTTAGGTTATGATCTCAGGATCGAGACATCTGGTTCTATGGAGGAATTATCTTACCTAAGTCGATTATGCATACCGACCGCTAGCGTCTCTGAAGATGCAGCTGTTGCAGGAATCACGTCCAAATACGTGGCGGTTTTCGATAGAAAGCGGACGATGCTCCGCCGGTCAGCAGTAAATTCCAGGTTTTCAGGTAGGCCATTATTAGAATACACGAAACATCTAATCGAACGAAGCATAGGACATCTTCAAAATTGCGCATTTGATCGATTAATGTATTCTATAATCATTAAAGAATACATGGAAGATTGTGAGACTTTTGTCGGATCACCGGGATCACTTGGATGGAATATAGAGACTGATGAAGAAGGACATGTTCTCTCTGCCCAACCATTTTTAATCCAAAACGTGCCAATATCGACCGCAGCGATGGCGAGATTTAAACGATTAAAATCCGCCTTAAAAGCCCCGACTTATCATAGAATTCTCAAATTATCGGGTGAAGAGAAAGAAATACCTCCACCTATTTCAAAATATCGTGCTTCAAGACTTGATACCTCAATACTTGATCTGATTAATATATATACGGCCGAGATAAGAGCAAATCTCAACTATTATTTACCAGAATATCTGGCTAAATTCAGAACAAATATCGACAGCTTACCTCCTGGAGCATCCGTGCACATAGGAGGGTACCCTATAGAGAGCTATTTATGGAGAGTATGGCAGCAAGAAGGTATAATATTAACACAATCTGAGATTGCCATACGATGTAGAGAGTCACCATTTGCACCTGCTACAGACCCTAACGGGTTTTTTTGGTACACTCAGATACCTGGAGTGCAAGAGAAATTATCTGCCTGCCCTCTATACCTTTTAAGAGGACGCGCCATAGTATCATTATTCTGGTACATGATCATAGGAAATAGGCTCGAAAGGCTAACTTCAATACCAGGATTAGGGTGGATAATACACACCTTCATGATATTTAGCAGAGATTTACCAAGATGGTATTCACTCTTGTCTAGTCTATTTTGGGTCAGCACAGGAAAAGTATCACACGAGTTAGCTGGATTGATGCCGAGAGATCCATACGCTAATATCAAGGTACTTTCAGTTTGGTTATCTTCCTACACACCTGACTTCCTTTGCATGTTTATAGGGTCATTAGTGATACCTGAGGGAATTATAGTCAGCAATAATTTACTGGCAGCGATTCTTAGCTTTAGACCATTTCGAGATTCAGAAATGAACAATGGGATAAGAAGCAACCCTTGGCTTGAATTATCACACCAGATATTATCGAACCTGAACTCGCACAGGCATTTGATATTAAGCAGCCCAACTGCCACAGGTAAAAGTACAATGCTTATAGCAGCATTGGCGAAAGGCGTGGCAGGCAGAATATGGCTTATAGTGCCAAGGATCTTGCTAAGAGAGAATTATTCAAACCCCTTCACTGCTAGCGCTGAAGTTAAAAAACTAATGAAAGGCGCCTCGGATGAAGGACAAAAGATTCTAGTATTAACGTATGGGCATTTCATAACAAGGGTTCGTGCGAATAAAGGACCGAGAATCAATGACATAGTGGTGATGGATGAGTTTCACGAAAACTCTCCTGAGCAAGGTATTTCAGTATTTTTGGCCCAACAGTTCAGAATCTTAGCACTATCTGCAACACCAGACCTTTTATATGCAAAAGACTGGTTTCATATGGAACCTTCAATAAGTAGACCATTTGGAAAAGTGGAAACTTTCCAGTATGATTTAAACATTGAGGCGTTACACACGGAAGCAGAAAAGAAGTTTCCTGAAATCACAAAAACTCGTGTTCTATATATAATTCCGACTATCAACGAAGCTTCTAGATTCCAGTTTGCTTTAGAACATGAAGGTATCCCTGCTAGATTGGTAACACGAAACGACCGGTCAATCCCCGAATCGGGATCGATAGTCGCCACTCAAGTAGTGGATTCAGGAATCGATATTAATCCAGGCGTAGATTTAGTGGTAGATAGCGGATTGATGTTAAGGCAACATAAAGGCCGCCTAGTAACAACCGCTACTGACCCTGCTACAATGGAACAAAGAAAGGGAAGGACTGGAAGAAGACGCATAGGTTACTATATAACCACAACGTCAGCTGGAACCGGACCAGTTGCCATCCCGTATCCTACTTGGAGTTACGTCATGGCAGACGACACTATTAGAGAACATCTATTCGAAGTACTTGAAATCAAGTTAAATTTTCAAAAAATGGGAGAGGGATCAAGCCCAATCGACCCATTTATGAAATTTACTAATGATTTCTCAATAGAGTTGTCCTATTCGCTTTCATTATACTGGTTATTAATGAACAGCTGCCACGACTCTGTAGAGGCTAGGCGACAGTACATTATAATCAACCAAAGAGGATTTAGCGAGTCGCATGAATACTTTGAAGGATTACTGACTTCAGCATACGGAAGTCAAAAAGTAATACCATTAGAGTATTTGAGTGATTCCCTAAAATCTTCACCATTCATGGTAAGTTTTCAAGGTTTACAGATGAGATGCAGAGGCATCAACATTGTAGACAATGAAACACTGCCAATTATAGGGTGAGGTGGATGGTTTAAACTCCAATCCTACCGGGACCCTGTCGCGCTTTCACGCTTG